TATAAAGTTGGGATTGAAGGTTAGCAAAGAGCCGGGAGGTTATGGTGGATTAAGGATGGAGAGGGCTAGGTTGACTGAATTGCTTAAGGAGAGCATTACAGATCCGAGGTTGAGTGAGATGGATCGGGATACAATTAAGTATTTGGAATAGGCTTTACAAGAGTTTAAATGCCCTGTAGCGTGTTTTTATTATGAACGAAGGTGAACTACTCATTACGCTATTAAACTCTGCTACGATTGCCCATGTTTTGCATTTGAGGAGTAGGAGTTATGCGGAGCATAAAGCATTGCAGGGGTTTTATGAGGGTATGCCTGATGTTGTGGATGCTGTGATTGAGTCATGGCAGGGAAGGCATGGTGAGTTGATTGATTATCCTGATCAGGTTGTTGAGATTAGCGAACATAGGGATGCCTTGGAGTATCTTGTATATTTGAAATTGGTATTGGAGGAAGATCGTTATGTGTTGGGTGAGGAGAGTGAGATTCAGAACCTTGTGGATGATATTGCACAGTTGATTGATTCAACTATTTATAAGTTGACTTTTTTAAAGTAGGTTTAAATATTAAGATTGAAATGTATTGGGATATTCCCCTCATGGGTGATTATCTCTGCACGAGTTAATCAACTCATGATTCATCTATTGCAGAAAATCTAAACAAAAAGGAAACGGGGAAAACTTAGGCGTTACAAAACCTATGCATTTATTTGTATCTGTCAAAGTATTGTAACCCCCATCGGGAATAATTATTGTATTCGCTCGTGAACTTTTATTGAATGTGCGTGATCGGTAACATTTTGGAAGAAAAACTACCTATTATTTCTGACAAGATGAATAGATGAAATAAGTTACTATTTGTTGATAGTAAGCCACTTATACTACATTTGAATAGTATTTTGCTCCAGCAGTAGGATTTGAACCTACAACCATTCGCTTAACAGGCGAACGCTCTACCATTGAGCTATGCTGGATTGGCTACCCGACATGGACTTGAACCATGAATGAGGCTTCCAAAGAGCCTAGTGTTACCATTACACCATCGGGTATTATTTGCGTGGTCTGCCTCGACCCCTAGGGACATCAACCCTATTGTTCCAGACATTCCGACCATAGATTGTCTTCCTTGCCAATTCTTCAGGCAAGTTCAAAACATAGTTCTTCAACCAGAGCTTTTCCTCTGGCCCTAGATCACCCACAATAACTCCATACTCTTCTCCTATATCAGACAATTTTATTGCTTCATCCAAGAGTTCTTTTTGTGTTTTCATTTATTTTCTAAAAAAGTGTTGACAAGAATAAAAAATTCCGTAGAAGGGGGATTGTATGAATATTCCATTCACTACAAAATTGGAAAAAACCTGTGATGAATGCGGTGGAACTGGTCGTGATTGGTATGATGAAGGTCAGGGGGAACCCTGCTGGAAGTGCCAAGGTACAGGCCATGTTGCCACAGATGAGGGGAAGGCTATCCTTCAACTTATCGCGCATCATCAAATGGATCTTCTTCAATTTGCTTAATTTTTCTTTTTGATGGCTGTTAAAAAGCTATCAACAAGATAACCAACGAGGTATGCCTGAACCTCGTCGCAACCTTTTTTCTCTTTTATAGAAACAAAATCTATTATGTGGTTTGCAACATGAACACACTCATGCGCTAGATTAGAAATATGTGTCGGTGTATTTTTCCAATTAAATAGTAAAATAACGCATGGGTTTGAAAGAACTGCGTGAGCATCTCCGTGTTCGCAAAGATCAATGGTTTGATTATATTTTTTATTAAACCATTTTTTGGCTTCTTCTTTATTTTTTGTAACAGAAAACCAGCAACCAACCCTAAATGGGCTTACCTCTAAATATAGTTCATAAGGTAATTTCATTTTCCCCTATAATGCCAAGTTGGTTTTACTCCTGCGCCGCCTATTTTTATTCTAAATTGTTTTTTTTCCCATTTATTAGACGACAAATTTTTATTAATGATTGTTTCAACTTTCCCTATTGAAAGATTCCATATTTCGCACAATTGCTTTGCATTAACCCAACCCAAGGGCACTTCGTCTTCTTTTATTTCATTGGTTTGTTGAATCCAAGCATACGCTGAATTTTTTAAATCTAATTCAGATGGATTTAATAGGTTTTGTTTCTTGCGGCTCATATTGTATTAGTTTGGTTGCTGGAAGTTCATTTTTTGCACATCCTCTCCAATCAAGGATTCCAATTCCGGGGCGACAAATAGCATCTCCCACTACTTTATGTCCATATCTTGTAAGCAACTGCCATGCAGGAGTTACCATAAAAATACCATTTCCATCGTTAAAAATTCCTCCCGTGTGTCGATGGCCTCTTAAATATATTTTTGGAACCCTATGACCAACACGGGAGTAATTTTGACGGGCGTTTCCCATAGTAATGCTCATTGCACCAGCTTCTAAATATGCTCTTGCTGAAGTGGGCATATGGTGGGCTATATCAATAAGAGTGCCATTAACTTCGATTAAACCTTTATCGCCCATCCATTTTGCATGAATTTCTTTTGCAATCATTTTTTCCCAATCGCCAACGTGACATTCTGTTCCAGAAGTCATGTAAACTGCTGATGCCATTTTTGCCAAAGGTTTTAGGCATTCTATAGCCGCGAGTGAATGATCGTAATTTAATGCCGCAACAATTTCACTAGATCCATGATGCCTACCTTCGATACAGTCTCCATTGATAATCAGAATAAAAGGTTCTTTGCCAAAGTGATTTTTAACCTTTTTGTCTTTGTCATTCCAACATTGCCATAGCCATTGTTGATGAAGATTGTTTCCAAGTCCTATTTTATTTCCTGTGCTAGTAATGTGACCATCGGGCCATAATCCTACTGTTGACCCGCAATGGAGATCGGAAACTACGACGATCCCCATTGGATTTTTCGATTTAATCATGTGTTTGTTTTTTGATTCCCTGTGGAGGTTTATCAGAAACCAAATTGTGCAAGAGCCTAGCCGCATGATGCAAAGAGATTTCTTCCTCTTCCATCATTGTTGCCAAAATTTGAGCAAGTTTAATTCGTTCAATGAGATGATGAAGATAGCTTATAAGATCAAGCTGTTCATCTTTAAGGTTTTTGGCATACCAACCAGCACCAGCAGTCCAAAACTGGGTTTTGTGTTCGGAACTTCCTTTGAAGTATTTGTCTATTCCAGCCACCGATGCCTCTGCCCAAATATCAATGGCATCTTCTTCGGGTGTCATATTTATTATGGTTTTATTTGTGGTTGCTTTGGATAAACCTTTTCCAAATTTCTTTAGGTTTGATATATCCTGCCACGTTGCATACATAGCATGGATAGTTATTGCAAGCTTTTAATTCTTTCCAACAATTTGGGCAAAGTCCGTTGATATGGGCAATAAAACCAAAAAAAACTCTCCAGATATGTTTCATCAAAATATTTTGTATGCAAGTTTTGCGCCTTTGATCAAATTGATTTTTGCTGGCAATACTTGGAGATTGGTATGAATATGATAACCGCCATACCATCATCCCGTACATGGCCTCGTTTAAGTTTTTCCATTAGAAGTCAAGATATCCAGCAAGACAGGAAACATCTGCTCCAGACAATTCATGTTGATCAGTATCAACAAAAATAATGCTCCATCCTTGGTTGTCAAACATTTCCAACATCCATTCCATTGCTTCAACATAAGTATTACGTTCTGGAAAAAATGCTCCAGAAATTGCTACTTTTTTGTTTCCGGGAATCTTAATGACATTTGTAACTCCACAAGATTGAAACTTCTTTGGAACAAGGATTACTTCTCCAAGCTTATCAAGTTTTTTGAATGATTCAGAACTCATTCCTTCTTTGCAAACAAGGAACTTTTGTTTTTCAAGAACTTGAATCACACAATCAAGGTGAAACAAAGCTGGTTCTGTTTCATGGATAGGAATAATTTCAACTCCACATTTTTTGGAAATCCAATCGTATGCTTTGATATCAGAGTGAATTCCATATCCACCAAAGTATCTTCCTTCATCAAATCTGATTAAATCAGCTTGTCCTTCTTGAAAATAGGGTGGCTGAATAACAGTATAGCCTCGTTTTTCAAAAAACTTGCGACCCGGTTCTTCTTCGATCTTACGACCCGGTGCTTCCATCTTTGCCAAAACAATAAATGGATTAATGGCTGTAAAAAGATTTGCTGTATAGCTTTGATCTTGCGCTCCTTTAACTGGAGGAACTTCAAGAACTTTGACATCCATTGCGGTCAAAAGCCTTTTGATTCTATTGTAATGACTAGTAGCCCTCTTGATGTCCACCTTTTGTGGCTTCATGTGAACATTGTTTGGAATTGCTGTAGAAAGATATTTTGGCTCACACATCACAATGGATGGTTTCCTGCGATAAACTTCTCCAGTAGTATGATTTGGCGCAACCCCATCTGTCCCTTTTACAAGGCTAGAAATAGAAGAATCAATCCTTCCATGAAGGACAGAAGGTATCATAGATCCATTTCTAAAATCTTGAGGTGCGAAACGAGCCATATTGTTAAAATTATGCCTACGTTTTATTAACAGGTCAATCCAAGGCTAAAGAAAAGCAAAAGATTAAAGCAAACACCCCCCTCATCCCCCCACCAGTAGTAGGGAAAGCCTGTCAGAAAAGAAAAGAAACTACTGCACCCCGAAATCTGGATGCAGGATGTTTCTCCTCCTTCTCATCGGGTAAGGAGTTTTGGTTCTCCAAAGCCGCTGTTGTTGGATCGCGTGGTACGAATTCACGCCCATCCTCACTTGCTATAACGGGCAAGGGCCGTCAAGTGTTGCACCACTATGACGGCCCTTTGTTTCTTTGGGGAAAATGATAGGATCAGAATGGTGCAACATTCAGATGTTGTGACTTTGCCATCAGCCGCAAAATTTGTCAAGCGTCAAAATCCATCTTCGTCGCAAGTCATTCCCGCATAGCTCAAATCGTCTTCGCTGGTAGGGTCATCGCTTTGACCACGATTGTGTATTAGACGTTGTTCCCAATCCCTGATTTCTACGATGTCCAAAGATTCTGAACCTTCTTCTTCAAAAGTAAACTCAAGCCCTGCTCGGCGGAGCATCTGGACGGCATAGGTCAAGGAATCAGCCAAGTCGGGCGACTTCTTGATACGCTGTTTCATGTCCAGCTTTTTTTCCACGGCGACCTTTCTTCCCTTGTGGTAATAAAGCCTAGAGCAAAGCTCACCGATTACTTTGGAGTGTTGTTCCACATCAATGCCAACAAGGGATCGTGTGGACATAGCTGTGTGAACGGCAAACCAATACTCCGTAACAAGCCTGTCATACGCTTCCTTGCAAGTACGCTTATCCAAATTACTGATCTTCCTTTCCGTAGGCATTCCCATTGAGGAAATAGGGAATAGGAACATAGCTTCAGGATTAAACTTACTCCATTCAATGATTATTGCCCTCATCATTTTACCGCCATCACCTGAAATATCCAAGCCAAAGTCTCTTGGATGGACTCCGTATTCTAAGCAATCTCTAACTACTTGCATGGCAATGCTTTCTTCAAATACTTCACCCACAGATGAGTTGTATTCTTTAGTTCCAAGGTAAAAACCTACGTTTCTACCAGTATCATTTTGACCAAATCGGCAAAAACTAGCCGCACATCTATCTCCTCCTGCTGTAAATGCAGGGTCAAAGCCACAAACAACTTTTGTTCTATTGCTCCAAACAGGTTCAAAAGCAATATCGCACCCTTGAATAAACTGTTTTGAGAAGATTGTAAGTTCTACAGAGCTATCAGGCCACCATCCATAGACATTTCTCCAGTATTCTAGGGCATTTTTATTGCCATAGCATCGTTTTAGGGTTGCCGCTTCGCCAACAATAGTCAAAAACCTATCAAAAGGCGGTATTTCCGCATCAGGAACCTTAAAATTTGGGCTATCTTCACCAGAAAGATGCAACGCAACGCCAGTTCTGGTTTTCCATTTATGGGTATATCTGTTTACAGATTCCCATTCCATAGGATCATCTGGCTGGCATAGCTCGGTATGGGGATTGTTGGCAGTATTAGATGGGTTAGCCATTCCTCCAAAGATAAAATCAGGATTAGCACCAAGATTGACGCGAGTATCCAAGGCATAAAGATCCATTTCGGCTAATTCGTCCAAGAAAAGTCTCATTCTGGCATTTTTACGACCTCTTGTATTCTCAACAGAACGCTTGCCTTCACCTCCACGGGGAAATGCAAGGGCTTTAATGGCATTTGTGTAGTCTCGTTCAGGGTCTTTTGTGTCAATTGACTCAAAAACAATCATTCTTCTATATTCGACAAGATTACCAATCTGGTTATCTTTTCCGTATTTAGCCTGAATATTTCTCATTGCAATCCGATAAAGTGTGCAAACTTTACCCCACAATCGGTCTTCAGAAGCATCCAAAGATGTGGAAGCAACGTATGTTGAGGTGCAATCAGGAGCGCAAAGCCAATCAATCACAATACAAGCCGCTACAGAAAAGGTTTTTCCGCTAGATGCACACCCTGCAATGCCCCAATCGTTCTCATTGCAAAATAAATCAATGATGTCTAGGGCATAATTATTGGCTATTCCTTGTGATTGAAGCAGAACATCGTCTCCATAGATCAATTGAAAGCAATTGACCATATGTTGTGCAGGGTTTTTAAGCTCTGTATTTTCTAGTTTGATGCCCATTTTTATACGCTCTCGCCTTCCAAACTCTCCGCGAGTTAATCGGTATGCCGTTAATTCACGAATGAATTGCGGAACACCACCAAGAAAATCAAGTCCGTATGTAGTATCCTTTGGAGGATCAAGACAAATGCCATTGTAGTCCATGAACTTTTACTATTGACTTATTTTATAAATTAATACAAGCATTAGGTTCACATGAGACTCAAAGATAAGAACGGGCCTATACCCGGAGGACTTTGGTATGAATATAGCGACGATAAAGGAAATACTTATCGCGTTAATGGAATGGATACAACTTTTGGAAGACCTTTTACCCAAAAAGTATCTAGCGATATGACAATTAACAATGTTCAAGTGCCTGATAATTTAGAATACTTGATTGAACAGCAAATTTGCAGTAGGATTTCTAGCCAATACTATTGGCAAGAAGCAGGAGACAAAGTTGCAAACGTGATTCATCGTTTTGCAAACCTTGGAGATCGCGTTGCGGCAAGCCTTGGGGTTCAAACAAACCTTGAGAGAGCCGCAAAGGGTTGCACCGCTTGCCAGAAACGCAGACAAGCAATGAATCAAGCTCTAGGCTAAAATGGCAAAAACCAAAAAGATCGTAAATCGTGAAGGAGTCTCCAGTTGGGGATTCAACACAATCAATTCTAATGGCGTTGCCCCTACGAGCCGAGTTCAAACTGCAAATGATGCGTTTACAATCTGTTGGAATCTGCGACTTGACAATGCTGGTCGTGAACGCAAATGGGGTCGCATTTACAAATGTTATAAAGGTTTTCCTCCTACCGATTATAGCCAAGTAGCATCCCGTCAACTATCTGGAATGAGCAATGTGCCATTCCGTCAGATGAAGTTTATTGTTGACAACCAAAAGTCTAGCTTTGTGGACATGGTGATGGAGCGCAATACTGCCGCAAATATCACGACCAAGTTGGGAAATCCTACAGAAAAAAAAGAATGGAGTGATCTTATCAGCTTGGGTTTTGATCGCATGCTCCGTTCGTGGAACAGCTACAATTATAATGTGGAACTTGATGTGGAGGAAATGACGCTCTACGGAAAGGGATTTGAGATTGCAGAAGATCGTGATGGATGGCCTACAAAGAGCTTCCATAACTCCAATGTTCTAATTCCAGATAAAACGTATGCAGACCTCACGAACTTGGGTGAGCTTTGTATCAAACGTAGCTACACCCCCCTTGAGTTCTGGCTCAAGATTACTGGAGGAGAGGAAGATCCAGTAAAAGCTGAACAACACGCTACAGAAATGGGGTGGAACTTTTGGGCTTGTGTGGATGCGCTTCGGATGTTCACAACGAACTATCGTAATACTTATACCAACACGGAATGGTTGCGTGATGTTGCTAGTGGGAATCTAAATTTGTCTCGTCTTTATACTCTTCGCATTGAACTTTATGAGCTTTACATCATGGAGTTCAATGGGAGCATTTCCAAAATGCTTCTCCTCCAGAATTATGGAGGTCTTGTTCTTGGGTACAAAGAAAATGGTCGCAAAGATTTGACAGAAGAAGAGTATCGTGATCAAACGGGATTCCTTTATTATCGAAAAGATTGGGTAGAAAAGGATGGTGATGGATGGGATGACATCATTGCTCCCATGTGTGACTCTACTGGAAGTGGTATTTGGCATGAAATTCAGGGTCTTGCCGAGGCAGTATTTATTCAATGCCGAGCCTATGACATCCATATGAATCGTTTCATGGATGCTGTTGATTGGAATACCCGTTTGATGTTCAAGGGTGGTTCTGCTGAATCCACAAAAAAATTGAAGCAGATGGAATGGCAACCTTGGATGGTTCTTCCACAAGATGTTGAACCTCAACAAATCTCCGTTAATATTCCTTTCCAAGAAGTTCTTGCTGGCATTCAGTTCTACCAAGCTGATCTCTATCGCGGGATCGGTGCTTACAATATTGGTCAAACAACCAAGGGTGGAAAACAACGCACTAAGGGTGAGGCTCAGCTTGATGCCGCTGAATCTGCAAAGCTCCAAGGTACGCAGATTCGCCGTTTTAATGATAACCAGACCCGCTGGCTCCGATTGCTTTACAAGCGCATGAGTAATACCAAGCGTGGTGGAAACGGCTGGAGACTCAAAGAAAAGTTTATTGACTTCATGGAAGAGAATGGAGTCCCTGAAGAGGCGTGGAAGTGGGAGAATATTGAGAATTTGGAAAGCAATATGCTGGCTGGATCTGGAAGTCCCTCCTACAAGCTGATGGCGGCTCAGCAGACTGTTTCACTCACGGGAATGACTCCAATGAATGATGGTCAAGCTAATGCCATTGCCGACGCGATTGCGGCCCTTAATGGTCGCCAAAACGTCAATCGTTACTTCCAACATACCAAGGTAGAGATTCCTGATGAGCAGGGCATTATCTCAATGGAGAATATTGGAATGACTGATCCAAAGGGCAACCCTGCCAATTTTAGGGTTTATCCTGATCAAAACCATGTGGAACATTTCAAGGGTCACTTTCAAGATGCCGCAACATCTATGCAGGAAGCCCAACAAGTTCTTCAATCTACTGGCGTTAATACCAAGGGACGCAATAGCCAGCAGAAAGAACAATCGGTTGATGATGAGGCATTTGAACTTCTTCGTGACATCTACGCTTGCCTTATGCGCTTCAAAGGGCCGCATCTTGTTGCTCACCTTGGATTTATTCAGAAAGATCCTTCTAAAAAAGAAATGGCAAAGCAATTTGGTCAACAGATGCAACAACTCCAACGTGGTGTTGATGAGCTTGGAAGTCAAGTTTCTCAAATGGCACAAGCTAAACAACAAGAACAGGGTCAGGGACAGCAAGACCCTCATACCATCAAACTACAGGCTCTTGTTGCCAAAGAATCCATACAAACCGATAGCCTTAAGAAGAAAGAAGACATTAAACTTGCCGCTCTCGCACAGAAGGCACAACTTCATAATGCAAACAGCATGGAGAAAGTGGCAACCGATCTTGCCACCAAAAGGGCAAAAGCCGCAAACGATATTCAAATTCGCAGAGCCAAAGCCGCTCATGATTCACAAGTTTTGCAAGACCAGCATGAGCAGGAAATGCAAAATCAACAGCAAATGAACGCTCAAGACACTATGGCTCAACAACAAGCCATTCAAGGTCAAGAAGCAGTAACACAAAGCAACCCGCAAATTGGACAATTAAATGGCTGATAAAAATACCACTAACCTTGCCGCCGCAATTATTAACGACCGACGCTACAGCGAACTTAAAACATCAATCTACGAGGATCTTGTAAACAAAGATCACGCAACAGTTGTTGCTGTTTTTAAGACACTTCAGGATTACGCTATTGATGCTGAAGATAATTCTTTCCATGCTGGCGAAAAACCAGCAATGATTACTTCAAATGTTGGAGGACATGAACTTGAGATCGACCCCGATCTTGATGATGCTCTTACACCTGAAGAAGTATCTCTTCGCAAATAAGTAACCACACAAAACCAAAAACATATGTCTGAAACCGCCGCTGTAGAAACCACGCAAGAATCTAATCTTACAGCCGAATCACAAGCTGACAAAGCCGCAAGAGATGCCGCAGTAAAACAAGCAGATACTTTTTTTAGGGCAAATATCAAGGATGCCCCAAAGGGAACTCCTGAAGACCTTTTCAAGAAGATGGCAGAAAAACTAAATCAGGATTCTTCTCAATTTCAGGAGAAAGTTGATGCGGAGAAAGATGCCTCAAAATCAGCGGAAATTAACAGAGTAGAGCCTGAAGTAAAGGCAACGCTTGTTGATGATGAGAAAAAGCCCGGTTTCATCAAGTCGCTAAAACAAACCAATGAACAACTTGCAAAGGAGGCCGCTGAGCTTAAGGCAAAAGTTGCTGAATACGACAAGGCTCAAAAGGAAATTGAAGAACTTCGATCCAAGATTGATGATAGCGAAAGCAAGAAGGAGGTTGAAAAACTCCGCAAAGAACTTGAACTTGCCATTAAAGAAAAACAAGAGCGTGAGGAAATTCTTACCCGCGATCTTGAAGAGGTCAAAAAGGCAAATGCTTTCCTGAATCTTCCAGCAAGTCCTGAATTTAAGCAGGAGTTTGATTCTCCTATTGTCAATGGATACAATCAAATCAAGATGATTCTTGGTGAAGACAACTCATCTATTACTGAATTTGCAAAAGCAGTTCAGGCATACGAGGCATCTCTCACTACTCAAGATCCCGCTGATAGGGCTAGACAACGAGAGACATCAAAGCAGACTCTTAATTATATTTATGAAAACCTTTCTCCTATGGAGCAAGCAAAGTTTAATCAAACTGCTTATGATGTTCTCAACAAAGTTGAAGCTAGGAATCTAGCAATCCAGAATTGGGAAATTACTAAAGCACAAGTCGATGAAGAAAAGGCTCGTCGTATTCAAACAACTAAATCCCAAATTGGAAAGCGTTGGCAGGATGCTTTTGCACAAGCCAAGCAACAGCTTGATGATTCTGTTAAATACAATGAGGAAATTGCAAAGATTATTTCCTCTTCAAAAATTGACGATGACACTACGGAAGATGAAATGATTGCTGAAGCCGCATTGCGCGAAAACAGCAATTATGCTCCAGAGCAAATCACTCGCGTTCTTATGCAGGGCGCAAAGTTCAAAAAGGCAAAAGCATATTCTTTTGCTCTTGAAAAAGAAAACTCTGAACTTAAAGAAACAATTAAAAAGATGAGAGGTTCTTCTACTGGAGACGGAACGATTGGATCTTCATCTGCTGGAAAAGCAAGCCAAGTCGAAGAGAGGACTCCAGAGGCTTTGTTTGCTAAATTCAGAAAATAAGTAATTTTATAGTTGACGGACTATTAGGAAACACCTAATAGTCCACACTATCTGGATTAGTTGGTTTTGATTAGCCAACTGCTCTCGGTGAAAGCGACGAGTCTGATAGCGTCAGACATAAATAAAAAGCGGGTCGCCAAACTGGAGAGTAGTGGGGTGATCAAAAACAACAAGCGATGGTTGCCAGATCGCAAACCCTAAACACTAATCGTGTTTCAAGAGGGAGCGATCCTTTTTGGGACACACAAACAAACCCAAAACACTTAATTATATGGCACAAAACGGAGTAACATTCTCTAGCTGTCAGGATGTGGACACCCTGTTTAGGGAAGCCCGCACCTACTATAACCCATTCTTCATCAAGAAGATGGCCATAAACAGTATCTATTATGGTCGTCTTGAAACCGAAACTTGGCCTCTGAATACTCTTCCGACCCAGAAGGCTTTCCGCTTTGGTCGCGGTTGGTACAATCCCGGTCAGCCGTGGCAACAAGTTCAGAGTGGACGTTGCATCCAAAATTCGGATGAAGTTCAATTTGAAACCATTGCTCACCCCGGAACGGAAAGTTATACGTTCAGCCTCTTCACCAAGGCTATGCGTACCGATTGGTATCAGCTTACCGATTTCATGTATCGCCTCTTCCCGCAGGAAGAGATGGATCACATCATGGCTACCAACGTCAACATCACCAAGAACGTCCATGAGGAGTTCGCCCGTTCCAACTGGATCGGTGGTGCTGGACACAAGTGGGTTCCGCTCTCCAACGGGCAGAGCCTTGTTACCTGTGTTGCCGAGGATGATCAGATGTTCATCGTTCAGCCCTTTGAGGGTACGAACGAGGGTAGCTACAACATGGGCTATGTCTATGTGAAGCTCTCTGCCTCCCAACTCACCAACATCGGTCTGCTCTCGCTGGACACCCTTGATGACATCCTCATCAACCTCCAGCGTGAAGATGACGCTTATCGTCTCGACGTTAGCGAGGCCGCTGGTCGCCCTCTCCTTGAGGTTATTGTTCCTGATAGCCGAGTTCTCCGTCAGCTTTGGCAGTATGCCAAGCAGTCTGGTGGATGGTGGGAGAGTGTTAGCGATTTCGATGACAAGCAACTCCAATACTCCCTCGGTATTGATCGCGTCATCGGAAACTACGCTTTCTGCAACGATATTAACGGCGTTCGTCTGAATGTCGATTGGACTTACAATGCGTCCCTTCCGACTTTCAATGTAAACGATCCGACCACTTGGCCTCGTTTGGTTCGCGTCCTTCCCTATGTCCCCGTTGCTACGGAGCTTGGTTGCAAGTACGTCCAGAACCCTGCCTATAACAATGCCGACTTCGGTATCACTAACCCTTGGGTGAATAAGGCTATGATCAAGTGGATTAGCCCGTCCCAGAGTGGTATCGGTGAGGCCCAAGGCATGACACAGAACTATGCTGGTGATTGGGAATGGAAGAATCCTGATTGGGAGTGCAACATCAAGCGCGACCAAGGTTTCTTCTGGAACCAGTTCCGTATGGGTATGCAGTTACAAGATCCTACGCTGATGGACTTGATCCTTCACAGGCTCAACACCAGCAAGCTGATCATCCCTGCTCCTTGCACTCTCGCTGTCAACTACACGCCGCAATACACCCCTGATTGCTACGTCTGCTCCAGCGTTGTCAACCAGCCCATCTAATCAAGTAACAAGAACATCCAATGAATGCTTCTAATTACGCTCCGTCGGATGTCTTGAACGCTCCTGCCCTGCTGTACGCGGGGCAGGGGCAACCCTTGACTCCTTACTTTGTCGCTGTTGCTACGGCTACAACCTTTTCCATTCCTGTGAGCGCGATCACTTGGTCGATCTCAACTAGCGGTGGTGGTTCTGCTGTTGTCAATGGTGTCACGATTACTGGTGCATTTAATCTGAATGGAAGTGGCCCACTTTACACTCCGATTACGATTGCTCCTACGAGTGAAACTGTGTATGTTTCGTACACGCTCAACAATGTTGTTTATAACACCCCCGGTTACTACTAAAATCTAACAAAATTAATTATGTCCGTCCCTAATCCTACTTCTAATAACCTGACTCTGGTTAAGTTTGGCCCTCTGGCTGTTGACTTCACCAAGACGGGAACCTACACCCTTGGTCAGCTTGATTATGACGAGCAGACGTTCATTCCTACGAATGCGTTTATCGTTTACAAGAATGCCCTTGGAACTAATGGCACTACCGCTACTGTTGTTATTGACAACGGAACGAGTGGTGAAAACATCACGGCAAGCACCTCGCTTCCCGCCACTCCCGTTGTAACTAGCCCAAATACTTCGGCGAATCTTTCGCAGACCTCTTTGGCTCTTGCTACGAATGGTTATGTGCTTGGTCAAATTCCTGTTGGAAACAATGGTTCTAATGGAGCCGCCTCCACCGAGAGCCTTCGCATCAATGTTACTCAAGCGGCTGTTCCACAGCTTGCTACGACCAATCGTGCGACTGCCAACAACATCTCGACTCTTACTGTTTCGAGTGTTCCCTCTTGGCTGGTTGCCGGTGTGTACGTCAAGGTTCTGACTGTTGGCAATGCCGCTTATAACGGCCTTGTTCAGGTTATTTCCACGACTAGCACGACCTTCTCGTACTACAATCCCTCGCTAGTTACCGAGGCTTCCACGGCTGATACCGCTGGACGTATTGGTGCGCTGACGGGTGATGTGTACGTCCTTGGTCTTCTTCAGTAATTAAAACTTTGGGGCAGGGGTTCTATACCCCTGCTCCATTACTATTTTTGATATATGTCAATTACACCTCTTTCATTCAATGATTTTATCGACACGACTGCTGATGAGCAGAGGTGGCAACTTCTTAATTCGGTTGCTGGTGGAGTTGAGATTTCCAATGATGTAGGAAACCCAATTCCAGTTGTTGCGGTTGCTTCAACTACTGGAGTTTCTTCTTATTATCACGCTATATCTGCCGCATCTACCAATGATACGCTAGTTGCATCAGGTAGTAGAGCTGTTTCCTTTATTTCTGTATTCCATATCGGAACCGGAAATGTAAACCGCTTCTTCAAGCTCTACAACAAGGCGACAACTCCTACTTCTTCTGATATTCCTATTCTGACGCTTGTTATCCATCCTTCAGATACCGTTGTAATAACGCCTTCCATCCAACTTTATCTCAACCTTGGAATTGGATACCGAATGACTGCCAATTATGCAGATAATGACAACACAGCGATTAGCGCAAATGAACTCGCGGTCAACATTGCTTATATTTAATATGCACCACTTTGATACCGCCGCTACAGGGATCATAGGTTTTACAACACCTATTGCCGCCGCCGCAATTAGTCTTGATCCAATGCTTGATTTTGAGCTTCGTTTGGCATCTTTGATTATCGGTATCTTTGTTGGTATTGCTTCGTTTGCAAAGTTGATTTACGACATCCGGGCCGATCACAAGTATCGAAACAAGAAATGAAAACTCTCCAAATCATTGCTGGATTTGCAATGATGTGTGTGACGGGATGCGCTCACCATGAGGATCATTTTACTCCTCCTTCAAGCGTGGAAGTCCAGCGTAATGTGGCTAGGGTGGCTACTTATGTGCGTCCTGAAGGAAAATCGGCTTATATCGACCTCCAGAAGTCGCTTGCCGATTATCAATCCCAAGTAGAGAAACAAACGACCCTCCTTGCCAAAGCAGAAAAGGATGCTTTGTATTGGCATGAGAAACAAGAGAAAGCATTGAAAGAACTTTGGATTTGGAGGAGTATTGCTATTGCCTCCATATTGGCAGTAGTAGGATATATAGGAATCAAAACTGCTTGGAAATTTGCATTGTGAACAAAGCTAATCTGATTGAAAAGAAACTGTCTCAACGCCCTTTTGAGTCAAAGAAAGCACTCTATGCTCTCATTGCGGCTGGCTCTGTGCTGGTTGTGTTTGGCGTTTCTGCTTTACTTATTGTCATTCACGCTGAAGCCGCCAAGGAGATCACAGAACTTGCCAACCTCGTCGTTCTCTTCTTCGGAGCCTTGGTCACAACCCTAATCACAGGACAAGCGTGTATGGATTGGAAAGCAATGTCTGCTCTCCAGCATATTGATGAAGATCAGAAGATTGACTCAAATGCCGATGCTCCAGATGTTCAAGTAAATCAGAGATTCTATAAGCCTCGTTACTTTGATGACCACTCGCTTTAAGAATGTAATTATCCCTTGGCTGTTTGACCATGAGGGTCGGGAATACGAGAACGATTCAGACGACCCCGGAGGAGCCACAAAATTTGGCGTGGATCAACGCTCGCACCCAAACGTGGACATCAAAAATTTGACTGCTGATGAGGCTACAGAAATTTACTGGAGCGAATGGTTAAGATACGGATGTGATCACCTTCCACATCCCCTTGATTGGCTTTACTTTGATAGTACCGTGAATTGTGGAATTGGAAGAGCTTCAAAGTTTCTTAAAGAATCAGCATATGACCCAAAGAAATTTCAGCAGGAAAGAATAGATTTTTACAATAGGCTTGCAAATCAGAATGCTAAATTAGACAAGTTTCGCAAAGGATGGATTGCGAGAGTAAATGACTTGTCAAGGGCTTGCGGAATAGCTTAAAGTAAACCGATGCAATATCAAAATAGCCAATGTTGCTACAACTCCGATCCAAACTGCTTTAGCGGTTGCGGTCAGACTTTGCCTATTGTTCCGGGATCTAATCCTGCTCTGAATTATTGGAATGGTCAAAATTTTGTAGTTGCTGATGGTTCAGCGCAAAATCCCATTATCCTTCCAAACATTCAGAATAAATCTGGAAATCCAAGTTATTATATTGGAGTAAATAACAATGGGGTTTTGTCATATTACAACAATATTATAAATAATCAGGTAACTTCTGTTAATGGAAAAACTGGTGCTGTAGTTTTGACGGCATCGGATGTAGGAGCCGCAACACCACAACAAGCAATCGCATTTGCAATCGCACTATGAAACAACTCGCCAGCAACTATTCCATCAGCGGAGCCTCCGTGACGCTCACGGGCGTCAACGTCCCGCTTTCCCAGATTCTCCTCATCTCCGACGCCACCACGGGGAACGTCCTCTACAGCATGGCAGGCCCTGCCGCCGCGAGCTACACGCAGGGCACGAACTCGACGATCACGCTGGCGACCGCACCGGGGTCTTCGGACAAGCTGACGATCTACTACGACGACGGAGTAGCTTCGGTCAACGCTCCGACGAGCGTGTCTGTCTCTGGATCGGTTACGGCAAACGCAGGAACCAACCTCAATACCTCTAATTTGGATGTTGCTCTTTCAACCCGATTAAAACCCGCCGACACTCTTGCTGGCGTGACGGCAGTTGGAAGCATTACAAACGCCCTGCCAGCAGGAACAAATTCTATTGGTCAGGTAACAGCGAATGCAGGGACAAACCTCAACACTTCTTCTCTTGCACTTGAATCTGGCGGGAACCTCGCCACTATTGCTACCAATACTGGCAAGATCCCCGCGCTGGTGTCTGGTCGAGTACCCGTGGACGGGTCTGGAGTAACGCAACCCGTGAGCGGCACGGTCGGAATCAGTGGCACGGTTCCCGTATCGGGGACTTTCTATCAAGCCACACAGCCTGTATCGCTGACATCGCTCCCATCACTTGCTACTGGATCTAATACGATTGGAGCCGTTACTCAAGGGTCTTCTGGAACGCCATTTACAGTCAAAGATCACAATGCCGCCGCATCTGGTTCAACATTCTTTAATGATACAACCTCGCGCACAGGAACATGGTATTGC